CCCAAAGTGATTGAACAAATTAGGGGGTTTACATCACAATGAAACTATGGTATAATATACGACTATGAAATATATAAAAAGATTAATCATGTTTGTTGTCGATTGCTGGCGACTAGTTATGGATAATAGATATAACCCACTTAGACATATTGCGGATCCATCAATACAAGCTTATTTTACAATGGTCTTGTTTATTATGTGGTCTTGCTATTTTGCTATTCTAGCTTGGTCATATATTGGTTGGGAAAGTTACAGCATTGTATGGTCCGTTTGGATTCATTTAGCAGTAGTTATTCCTATGATATTAACAAATATGACTTTTAGAGAAGCAGAAAAGAATGGGGCAAAATGGATCAAAGACTGGTCTAAATATAAGTCTCATAGAATTGGAGAAAAGAATGACTAAAAATATACAACTAATAAGATTAAGTTCCGGCGAAGAACTTATTGCTGATGTTGATTTAAATGGTATCGACACTGATACTGTTATAGTTAAAGATGCAATTGTTTTAATTCCAGCTGGAGAAGGAAAGATTGGTTTTATGCCGTTTATGCCATACACTAAAGCAAGTGATGGTGTAGAGATTGATATGAAATGGATTATGTTCATGGTCGATCCAGTAGATGAAATGGTAGAACAACACAGAAATGCTACAAGCCAAATAGCTATACCAGATAAGAAGATTATATCATGAGCAAAGACTGGGTAAAAGATATTCATGAAATGCAAACCAAATATGGTGTGCACGATTGGGTAGCCAAAGCTGATAAAGATAGATTAAGAAGTTATCTAGATTTTAGAATAGACTTTCTAAGAGAAGAATTAGACGAAACAGAAGCAGCACTAGTTAGTATGGACGCAGAAGAAATCGTAGATGGATTAGTAGATTTATGTGTTGTTGCAATAGGAACACTCGATGCATTTGGCGTTGACCCATACAAAGCATGGGACGAAATATTAAAATGCAATATGAATAAACAAGTTGGCGTAAAAGAAGGCCGACCTAACCCACTGGGTTTACCTGATCTTACAAAACCAGAAGATTGGAAAGGCCCAGATCACACAGAGAATCATGGTAAGCTGCACGATATTTAATAACATATATGATAACCAAACGGATAAAAGAATGGACTACGAATCGTTCGATCAGTTCGAGTCCATCCTATATAGGCTCTCAGAGTCTACAAAATACCCTACAAAATCTGAAGCTCCTCTTATCAGTCCTGCTACTTATTTGCCTGATAGTACTCGTGCTAACGATAACGTGGTTTCTTGGGGCGGTTTTGGTATTCTTGATGTTGATGACTTTGTAGGTAATATAAAAGATATAGAAAAGAAATATGAAAGATTTAAATATGTTTGCTACTCTACTGCTAGTTCTAGCGTTGATAAGCCTCGCTTCCGGCTGGTATTTCCTTTAACCAGATGGGTCGAGAAAGATGAAATCAAACACTTTTGGTTTGCACTCAACAAAGAAATTGGTGGAATAGCTGATGCACAAACTAAAGATTTATCTAGGATGTATTATATCCCTGCTAAATATAAGAACGCTAATAATTTTATTTTTAGTCACGATGGCGATGTTATGGACGTCGGGAGTTTATTAGAAACACATCCTTACTTTCAGCAATCGGATAACTTCTTTGATAGATTACCCGAGGCAATACAGAAAGGATTAATAGAACACAGAAAGAACCAACTAAAGAATACATCTTATACTTGGACTGGTTATCACGATTGTCCATTTGTAAATAAAAAACAAGTTAGTGAATATAAAACTATACAAGGAACAGGCTGGTACGCTAAGATGTACCAAATAATGGTTTCAACAGCAGGTAATGCTTTGAATAAAGGTTATCCAATTACTGCTAAAGAAGTTGCACATATATGCAGAACTTTAGATAATGATACTGGTAATTGGTATTTAAAACGTGATATGGAAAAAGAAGCAGATCGTGCTATTGAATTTGTGTTTAGAAATCAGGGGCTGTAGCTCAGTTGGGAGAGCGACTGGTTTGCATCCAGTAGGTCGTGGGTTCGATTCCCCCCAGCTCCACCAGGAGATAATGTGAATAATAAAGAAATGAAAAGACTGAAACAGCAATTTCCTTACGTCTGGAGAAATTCAGATATGGTAAAAGCAGGAGTGTTTGGTTTTGTAATGGGAATGCTATGTTTAGGGATTACATTAATAATTTAAAACTAACTGTCACCCAGGAAATGTTTGACCGGCATGAAGAAGAATGGGCTGGAATTAAGAGTGGATATTCTTCTAGGGCAAATCTAGATTCCGAATATTTAGAAGATGACATTATAGAAAATGTAGATGAAGCTATTCGAATAACTGGGCATGGCAGATTTTTAGCCGATGTTAAGTATAGAAATATGAAGATAGATTTCAAAGAAATTGCATCTCATTGGTATAACTTACAGCATGATTATACCAGATACCTCGATGCTTTCCAAAAAGATAAGTTAACACACTTCTTATTTTTCAAGACAAATCGTCCTCGTTATAACAATAAGGAATATAGAAATATGCCAGATGTAATACCAGTAGGATTTGAATTACAATTTGAATATTTAGGTTGCTATGATGTTATGCAAGTTATGGGATCTATAGAACAAATACAACCAGGAACATTAAGAAACAGAGTTAAAATAGAAACACTACAGGAAAAATATGGGACAATTTGATACATACAGAACACCAGGAATAACAGATAAGATATATCATAGGGAAACAGTTCCAAATGATTATCATTGCACATGCCATTATTGCAGAGACAATTTTATAGGAGAGATATTTCATACTCCTACAAAACAATATTATACGCAATCGTCAAGAAAGAAATATTACTTTCCCGATGTAAAACCTGAGGGTGGATTTGATAAACACATCTGCCCAGGTCATTGGTCTGGTTACAGATGGGCTGTGCAAAACTTAACAAAACCTGGTGATACTGTATTTGATCCAACAGTTGGTACTGGAACAGCGATAGTAGAAGCTATTAATGCTGGAAGAAATGCAGTTGGTATAGAATTAGAATTCCCGCATATAACCCAGAGATCTGTAGATACACAATATGAAAGAGGTACTGCTACAGGTACTGGAACGGTTATACAAGGAGATGCGAGAGATCAACTGGAACTATTAGATAAACACGGATTCAAAGATGAATGTTTTGATTTAATAGTTACTGGTTCTCCATACCCAGTATTAGGAGGTAGACAATCAGATGCTCCAGAAAGACCTGGTAAAATCTTAGATTGGAATAACCTCCAACACCAAAAGCAAGAAAGAAATGTAGAATATGAAAATAAGAAAAACGCTGGTGTTCTAAAAGGCGAAGCTTACTGGAATTTAATAAATGAACTATACGGAAAGGCCATAAGTAAATTAAAGCCTGGTGGAAAATTTGTAACACTTATTAAAGATCCTACCCAAAATAAAAAGCCATATCTATTGCACAAGATGATTACAGATATAGTAATAGAGAATAATCCTGTAAAATACTATGGTGCATTTATTCATAGGCATTTGCCTTACACATTTTTTATGAACACTTACCTTAAACAAAACCCGGATGTAGCAATTATTCCTTTTTTCCAGACAGGAATAATTTTAGAAAAGGGTTTACAAACCGATGAAACTATGGTATAATACACATTATGAAACCTTTAAATATACTTAAAAATGCCGCCGATCTAATTATTAAGAAAGGCAATGATTACCAAAATCCTAAATCTAGGATTCGACAAGCAGACTACTATCCAAATGGTGCACAAACCATTTTAGATATTATGACCGGTAAAGTTAATCGCATGCACTCTGTTTTAGATGCTATGCGCGATGACGAAAACTATATAGAAAACTTTGAATCACTACACGACTCAGCTGTAGATTTAATTAACTATGCGGCTTTCTTTGCTGCTTATCTCGACTACGATATTGATGGCCAAGATCAAAATCGAGATATATTCAACCGAGTAAAAGATGATGATACTGAAGGATCTTAAAACTGGTCTTCACGTTCTACGTAAAGCTTTACTAGAACATGGATATGAAATAGAAACAGAAAGATGGCAGGGTGCTACAGAACACCCGGCATTCTTAGAAATATTGCATGCAGATATGCAAGCACAAATGTATGATAATGCAGAAGAAGCTAGCGAAGGATTAAAAGCTTCCCAACCTTGGGCAGATGAACACTTCGAAGAACGCGTTGGTGGTATACCTTGTAACCCACCACCAAGTCACGTACACTGGCTAAAAGATACAGATAAATATTTAATGGATGAAGCTTTTTCACATAGTTATCCAGAACGTATGTGGCAAGATACAGAACAAATGGGTATTAGATTTAATATTGCTAATCTAAATACCGCAGCAGATTTATTAAAAAAAGAACCAACAACACGACAATGTTATATTCCAATCTGGTTTCCAGAAGATGGCACGGCCGCTCTCGCGGGCGAACGCGTCCCGTGCACGTTTGGCTGGCATTTTATGTTACGTGATGGTAAATTACATTGTGCATATCATATGCGATCCTGTGATGTTATGCGACACTTACACAATGACTTATATTTTGCAAATAGGTTATGTTTATGGTTAATCGAAAAAGCTGGTCTAGATGCAGTACCAGGTACTATACATTTTAGCGCTAGTTCTTTACATTGCTTTGTTGTTGACAAATATAGCTTAAATCAAGTGGTGAATGGATAATGTGTGGATTTATAATAGCAAAAGATAACCCAGAATATAACGTTATAAAAATAATCGACGGTATGTCTTATCGTGGATTAAAAGACTATAAAGGATATATGAGTTATAAAGGATATAACCTTGCACATATAGCTTTACCTATGGTTGATCCAGATCCTGAATTATCTACCCAGCCGATTAGATTTAACAAAGAACCACCAAGTATGTTTGTAGGTGAAATATTTAATTATAAAGATTTTGGTGATTATGAAACCGATGCAATCATGATACATAAAACATATCGTGAAAATAAGTCACACGATTTCTTCCATAACTTCGATGGCTTCTGGAGTTTTATTACATTCTTTAATGATGAACCTATTATATACACAGACTTCCTAGGAATTAAACCAGTATATTATAGAAGAGATACAGACGCTGCAGCCAGTGAAATAGATGTACTAAAAGAATTTGGTCCAGTTACACATAATAATTTCTTTCATTCGAATGTTATGAAATGGGGATATGACCCAACTGGTAATACCCCATGGAACGAAATAGCACAACTGAAACCTGGACACTTTTTATATAAAGGCAGAGAATATCCATACTGGGATTGGAACCAAGTTCCTATTACAAATCTATACGACGATTTAAGTTTAGCTGTTAAATTAAGATGTGGCGGATTTAGAGATGTTGCTATGTTATTATCTGGTGGACTAGATTCTACTATCATACATGGATTAATAAAAGAACAGGGACTAAAGGTTACGTCTATACACGTAGAAAATAAAGAACGTAGTTATGCTAAGCTTGTAGATAAAAATTGCGTAGACGTAAGCCTAGGAGCTATAAACGATGATTATGCAGTGAAAGTACACCAATCACCAGTTGATCTAGGTTCAGTTAAGCCCCAAATAGCTATGGCAGAAAAGCTAAAAGAATTAGGTTATCATAATGTATTAACCGGTGATGGAGCAGATGAATTATTCGGTGGCTATCGCAGGGCAAAAGAATATGATAGCCAATATTCAGATGTATTTGCAGAATTACCTTTTTATCATTTACCAAAATTAGATAGAACTATGATGAGATCAACAGTAGAACTACGTGCTCCATTCTTAGCACCAGCAGTTATCATACATGGATTAAATACTCCTTATCATAATAGAGCTGGAGAAAAGGTTGTACTAAAAGAAGTATTTAAACATTTAGTTCCAAAAAAGATATTAGAAAGGGATAAGTTACCTTTAAAAACAGAAGCAATAAGGAAAGATCCTATGGAACAAAGAAAGAAAAATAGTTGGATATGGAATACACAAAATGGATAAATGGGATAAAAGATATTTAAGATTAGCTAAAGAAGTTGCTAGCTGGTCGAAAGATCCTAGCACAAAAGTTGGGGCAGTTGCAGTACTAGATGGTTCTGTATTAGCACAAGGATATAATGGATTTCCAAAGTATATCCAAGACGATGAAGCTAAACTAAACGATAGAGAAATTAAATACCAATATACAGTACATGCAGAAATGAATTGCATATACAATGCCGCAAGAAATGGTTGCTCACTATTTGGAAGTACGATGTACATATATCCATTACCAGCGTGCCACGAATGTGCAAAAGGAATAATTCAGTGTGGGGTAGAACGTGTAGTTTCCCCAGTCTTTGAAAACGAATTCACCCAGAAGAGATGGGAGAAATCTTGTTCGACAACATTTGATATGTTTGAAGAAGCCGGTATAGAATACGATTTGATAAAGGGGTTTACAAACGTATGATTTTATGGTATAATAAGCCCCATATAAATTTTTAATTGGAGAAAATATGCTATCAGTATGTGAAGAATTTCCTACGTTCAGCTTAAAGGCTGTTGATGGAAATAATAATATTATAGATGTATCGAACCAAGACCTTGATGGTAAATGGTCGGTCGTTTATTTTTACCCTAAAGACTTTACTTTTATTTGTCCAACAGAGATAGCCGCAATGGATACTCTATTGGAAGAAGCTGCAGTCTTAGGTATATCAGGAGACAATGAATTTTGTAAACTGAATTGGAAGCAAACAAATGATTTGATTGCTAATATTAATCACCCATTAGCTGGTGATTGTGGTTGTGAATTAGCCGCAGAATGTGGCGTTTATAACGACGTCGAAGGTGTTGCATTTCGTGCAACGTTTATACTAAACCCAGAAGGAATTATTCAAAGTGTATCATGTAATGAATTAGATACAGGAAGAAGTGCTAGTGAAATATTAAGAACTGTTCAAGCACTAAAATCTGGCGGACTAACAGGTTGTTCATGGAACCCTGGGGAGGAGTTCGTTGCCTAGTATAGACTTAAGACCAAGGAAACCTCATCCAAAAGCGAGAAGAAAATTTAAGGGACCACCAAAGCCAATGCCATTTGATGTTGCATTACGCAAGTTTAGAAAAGCTTGCGATAGAGCTGGTATAGTACAAGAATGTCGTAAAAGAGAATTCTATGAAAAACCAGCTGCTAAAAGACAACGCAAAAAGAAAGAAGCTATTGCAAGGTGGCGTAAGAAAGAAAAATCTATGATGTTAAGACCAGAGAGGAGGTACAAATAATGGGCGTAATGGATAAACTAAAAAAGAATTCTAAAATTAAATCTTCATCTATTTTAGAAGATTCTATATTCTTTCAAGAGAAAGATATGGTTACGACCGAAGTGCCTATGATTAATGTTGCACTATCTGGTGATATAGAAGGCGGATTAACATCTGGGCTTACTGTTTTAGCTGGTCCAAGTAAACATTTTAAAACATCTTTTGCTTTATTAATGGGTGCAGCTTATATGAAAGAACATAAAGACGCGGTTATGCTATTCTATGATTCTGAATTTGGTTCACCACAATCGTATTTCGAATCTTTTGGCATTGATGTTTCTAGAGTATTGCATACACCTATCACAGACGTAGAACAACTTAAGTTCGATTTAGTTAATCAATTAGATGAAATAGATCGTGGCGACAAAGTTATTATTGTAATAGATTCTATAGGTAATTTAGCATCTAAGAAAGAATTAGAAGATGCACTAAACGAAAAATCTGTTGCTGATATGTCAAGGGCAAAAGCTCTAAAAGGTTTATTTAGAATGGTCACACCATATCTAACTATGAAAAATATTCCGCTATTAGCTGTTAACCATACCTACCAGGAAATGGGATTATTTCCAAAAGCAATCGTATCTGGCGGAACTGGTATATACTATAGTGCAGATAATATTTGGATTATAGGCAGACAACAGGAGAAAACAGGTGCAGAGGTTACGGGATATAACTTTGTTATCAATGTGGAAAAATCGAGGTTCGTTAGAGAAAAATCTAAAGTTCCTATCAGTGTTAGCTGGGAAGGTGGCATTGAGCGTTTTAGTGGTTTGCTGGACGTCGCTCTTGCTGGTAATTACGTTGCCAAGCCTAGCGTTGGTTGGTATTGCCGTGTTGATAAAGAAACTGGAGAATTGGTTGATCCTAAAGTAAGAGCAAAAGATACTCTTGAAGAAGACTTTTGGAAACCTATATTTGAAGGCACTGACTTTAAACAATTTGTTCAAGGTCATTACCAAATCGGTCATAAACCGCTATTAGATGTAAATTTAGATTTACAAACGGCGGAAAATGATGTATAATATAACCCATAAAGATTATTCCATAGTCGAATCTAATAACATAGAATTCTATGGGGTAAAATTAACTAGTGGTAAATATAAAGGCGTTATATTAATATATGGTGAAGTTGGAATTAAAGAAGACCAAGAACTCGATACCGCACGACTTTCGTTTACCTATAATTTACAAGACCCAGGAGAACATGATTCCAAAGATCTTGATAATGATGAATACTTTAAAAACTATATAGGTGCAGTTTTACAGCACATAATTACAGATAGTTTAAATGAAGCAGAAAAAAATAATGTAGCGAGCATAGGAATTGGACATAACGAATCAAATACAAACACACACCCTGAATCATCTTCTTCATAACGAAGAATATTGCAGAAGGGTTATACCTTATCTAAAGAAGGAATATTTCGAAGGACCACATAAAACGGTCTTCGATCTTATTGTATCTTTTGTACACAAACATAATAAGTTACCAACGGGTAAAGTATTAGAATTAGAATTGCAAAAGGTAAATGCACACGAGGAAATAATTAATTCAGCTGGGCAACTAATCCAAGAACTAAAAACAAAGTCAGACCTAGATACTGAATACTTAATTAACGAAACAGAAAAATGGTGCAAAGAAAGATCTGTTTATCTTGCCATAATGGAATCCATTAATATTATTGATGGTAAAGATAAAGAGAAAGGGGAGGGTTCAATACCCGAAATATTATCTAATGCTTTAGGTACTTCTTTCGATCAGAATATTGGTCATGATTATATTGATAACTCTGAGGGAAGATTTGAATTCTACAATAGCGAAGAATTCAGAATACCTTGGGACTTAGATTACTTCAATAAGATTACAAAAGGAGGATTGCCGAACAAGACATTGAACATTGCCCTCGCTGGTACCGGCGTGGGCAAGTCATTGTTTATGTGTCATGCAGCTGCAGCTAATCTGCAATTACAAAAAAATGTTTTATACATTACAATGGAAATGGCAGAAGAAAGAATAGCAGAACGTATTGATGCTAACCTAATGGATTTACCAATACAACAATTAGAATCATTACCGAAAAATGTATTTGATTCTAAGATAGAACGTATTGCCCAACAGAGTATTGGTAAACTAATTATAAAAGAATATCCAACTGGCGCTGCTCATGTTGGTCACTTTAGGGCATTACTAAATGAATTAAAACTTAAAAAGAATTTTAAACCCGACATAATATATGTCGATTATTTAAATATTTGTTCTTCCTCCCGCATGCGTGGGCTCGGGGGAAGTATAAATACTTATTCATACGTCAAAGCTATAGCGGAAGAACTTCGTGGCTTAGCCGTAGAATTTAACGTCCCTATTGTTAGCGCAACGCAAACAACTAGATCTGGTTTTGGTAATACCGATATTGGATTGGAGGACACTTCGGAATCATTTGGTTTACCAGCCACGGCAGATCTTATGTTTGCTCTTATATCAACAGAGGAACTAGACGATCTCGGCCAGATACTGGTAAAGCAGTTGAAAAATCGTTATAACGATCCGACCAAGTACAAACGCTTTGTTATTGGTATAGATCGTTCCCGCATGAAACTATACGATGTAGAGGAATCAGCTCAGACCGATATTGTGTCTGATATGAGTCCGGATAAACCAATAAGTACGTGGGGTGATCGTGAAACAAAAGACACCTTTACGGACTTTAAAATATAGAGGAAAAATATATGTTAGATACAGCAAAAGATTGGATAATGGATAGATGGTTAGAAAGAACATCTTGGGACGGAGTCTCATTGATTGTTATCTGTGGATCTGTTATTCTATTTGGCGGTATAGCTAAACTGTTAGCATGGGCAGGACTTGCTTATGGTATTTACACTTTGGTTAAAAGCGAAGACTAAACAGGAACGAGTTATATTATAAACGAAGCCAGCTGGAGACAGCTGGCTTTTTTTTCGTCACAATTTCGTGAACTTTTCAAAAAAGAGGTTTACAACTCCTTTAAAATACGGTATAATATACACATCATTTAAAATAATATAGGAGTTAAAATG